TGGTGAGTTAGCATATAAAGTTCCTGGAATATCACAAAAAGAACATACGGCAAGAATAAAAATTGAATATAAATCAACAAATGATGTGTTTGAAACAAGTGATTTTGTAATTATAAATATTTAAATAAAATGGCAGAAAAGAAAATATCATATACAACTAGGGATTTCCAAGGAATTAGAACCGAGTTAATAAACTTTACAAGAACATATTATCCAGATTTAGTTCAGAACTTTAATGATGCTGGTGTATTTTCTGTTATGTTGGATTTAAATGCTGCCGTAACAGACAACCTACAATTTCATATTGATAGAAGTATTCAAGAGACCGTATTACAGTATGCACAACAAAAATCATCAATCTATAATATTGCAAGGACTTACGGTTTAAAAATACCCGGACAGAGACCATCAGTCGCACTTGTTGACTTTTCAATTATTGTACCGGCTTTTGGTGACAGAGAAGATTTAAGATATTGTGGTGTTTTAAGACGAGGATCACAAGTAAGTGGTGCCGGACAACCATTTGAAACTGTTTATGATATTGATTTTTCATCACCAATAAATTCTGAAGGAGCACCAAATAGGTTAAAAATTCCAAATTTTGATTCAAACGGTAAATTATTAAATTATACAATTACAAAAAGAGAAGTTGTTGTTAATGGTGTTACAAAAGTATTCAAAAGAGCAATAACACCAAATGATGTTAAACCATTTTTTGAATTATTTTTACCAGAAAAAAATGTGTTGGGTATTACTAGTGTTCTTTTAAAAGATGGAACACAATATACAAATGTTCCACAACCACAAGAATTTTTAGGTCTTGATAATAGATGGTATGAAGTAAAAGCTCTGGCTGAAGATAGAGTTTTTATTGAGGACCCAACAAAAGTATCTGACCAACCAGGAATTAAAGTCGGTAGATATATTACAACAAACACAAAGTTTATATCTGAATATACACCGGAGGGTTATTTAAAAATGACATTTGGTGGTGGAAATGTTTCAGCCGAAGAACAATTAAGAGAGTTTGCCAGAGGTGGTTATGATATGAATTTAAGTAAATACTCAAACAATTTAGCTCTTGGGGCTGCCCTTAAATCAAACTCAACATTATTTGTTCAGTATAGAATTGGTGGTGGTCAAAGTACAAACTTGGGTATTAACACAATAAATCAAATTGGTACTGTTTCATTTTTTGTTAATGGACCATCTGAATCTGTAAACACAACTGTTGTTAATTCATTAAAAGTAAACAATGTAACAGCGGCAATCGGTGGAGCTGACGCACCAACAACAGAAGAAGTAAGACAATATGTCTCATTTAACTTTGCAGCGCAAAATAGAGCTGTAACTGTAAATGATTATGAATCAGTATTAAGAATGATGCCATCACAATTTGGAGCACCAGCAAAAGCATCAATAACAGAAGAAAACAACAAAATTAAAATTAAAATGTTGTCTTATGATACAAGCGGTAATTTAACTGAAACTAATTCAAATACACTTAAAAACAACGTTGCAAATTATCTATCAAATTACAGAATGATAAATGATTACATTTCGGTTGAAACAGCAAATGTTATTGACCTTTCAGTTAATGTTGATGTTGTACTGGATGCAAGTCAAAACCAAGGATCAATCGTTGGAAAAATCATAGATATAATTTCAAATTATTTCAACCCATTAACCCAACAACTTGGTAAAAATATATATGTATCTGAAATAAGAAGATTAATCCAAAATGAAAATGGTGTAATATCAATATCAGATATACAATTCTTTAATAATGTTGGTGGACAATATTCATCATCACAAACATCACAAAGATATTCGGATTCAGCAACAAGACAAATTGAACTTGTGGCCGATACAATCTTTGCTGAACCAACACAAATCTATCAAATTAGGTTCCCAAACAAGGATATTAATGTTAGAGTATTGAATTTCAAGACAATCAATTTTTCTTGATGATTTATTTTTTTTATAATGGGATTATTTTTCTAAAATAGGAAATAAACTATTTATCAAAAAAGTGAAATTTAATGCCAAAATCATATAGAATAAGAACCCAAGTCGGTGTAGATAAACATATCAACGTAAAGTTAGAACAGGATTTTGATTTTTTGGAAATACTTTCCTTAAAAATTAATCAAAGTGACATTTATATAAGACCTTGTTCTGATTATGGTGTTATTGTTGGTAGAGTGTCGGCCAATAATGGGTTTGGATTACCAAACGCAAAAGTTTCTGTTTTCATACCATTATCAGATGAAGATGAAAATAACCCAATAATATCTGATTTATACCCATATAAAAGCTTATCTGATTTAAATGAAGATGGTTATAGGTATAATTTATTACCAAAAGAACAATCATACTCAACTCACGCAGCAACAGGAACTTTTCCAACAAAAGAAGAGATTCTTATTGACCAAACACAAATTGAAATTTACGACAAATATTATAAATTCACAGCAAAAACAAATGACAGTGGTGATTATATGATTTTTGGTGTTCCGATAGGTTCACAAACACTTTTTATGGATATTGACTTATCTGATATTGGCTGTTTTTCACTATCACCACAGGATTTAATACAAGCTGGACTTGCAACTGAAGCACAAGTTAGTGGTTCACAATTTAAAACTTCATCAAATTTAAATGAATTACCACAACTTATAACGTTAAATAAAATTATTGACGTGTCACCATTATGGGGTGAACCAAATATCTGTTCTTTGGGTATTACAAGATGTGACTTTGATTTAACACAAAGTAGTAATATAAGTATCCAACCAACATCTGTTTTTATGGGGTCAATTATCTCAACAACAGATGATGATGCTTTAAAAAGAAATTGTAAACCAAAAAATAATACTGGAAATCTTTGTGAATTAGTTGCCGGTGGTGGGTCAATTCAAGCAATAAGACAAACAATATTTCTTGACCAACAAAATTTACCAATACTTGAAGAATATCAGTTAGAACAAAATGGTAATGTAATTGATGGTGATGGTTCTTATTTGGTTAATATCCCAATGAATTTGGATTATGTTATAACAAATGAGTTTGGACAACAAGTAATCTCAAGCGACCCAACAAAAGGAATCCCAACAAAAGGTAGATATAGATTTAAATTTAAATGGAATAACGAAGGTGGGTTACAAAATCAATTTTTAAGGGCAAACTATCTAGTACCAAACATTAAAGAACACGGATGGACAAGTTCTGGTAATGACCCATTGGACCCGAATAACTCATCAACATTTGTATATACAATACCACAAGGTTCAACAAATGGTCCAATTACAACATTACCGGGAGCCGGCGGATTGGTTTTAGAAAACACATCAAATGTTGAAGATTTTAATATTTACATAAATGGTGTCCTTTATCCGGGAGACCCAAATGTAATCCCAATACCAGTTGGTACAATCCAAATTGATGCAAATCCAACTGACCCAAACTTACCACAAAGTTTTAATTTCACATATTATCAATCTGATTATTTTGATATGTTAAGATCATACACATTTAGTTTAGATTGGGATGATTATGTTGACCCATCATCAGCAATAAATTGTAATGATACTTTTTATGAATTTAATTATAATAAAGTATATACTACGTCACAATTTCTTGATAGATATAAAAAAGGAATTGGTAGGGCAAAACATTTAGGAATAAAAGAAATTGATAATAGAACTTGTAAATCAACCGTAAATACATTTCCAGTAAATGATATTATACGAAATTTTGATTTTATATTTTTTGTTTTTAACATACTAATAAACATATTAACAATCCCAATAATTGTTTTATTATTTGTTGCCCACTTAATTTTATTTATTTGGCCAATTTTAAAATATCTACTTGTTATTTTAGGTATTTATTTTGCTTACGACGCTGTTAGGGATATGATTGACTGGATTAACTCAGGAATTGAAGCCGGAGCTTTCTCCCCTCTAGGTGGTCCTGTTGTAAATATTGGGTTATATTTTAGAATTGCGGTACAGGCGCTTGGATTTGTTTTCCGTTTTGCCCTTGCTGTCGCATTTACAATTTTTACAATAAAATACTTAATAAGAATTAAAAACTTTCCTAGGATTGGACTTCCAATGATTTCATATCCGGACTGTACAACTTGTGATTGTGATTGTAAAAATGCTTCACCAGATGATGATATTACAACGCAATCTGTATCTGCTGAAATTGAAGCACAACAAAATTCAGACCCAAATGCCGACCCTAATCCTACATTATCACAATCAAATTCATTTTTAGCACCAATTGGTATTTCACAATCTTATATTTTTGAACACCCAAATTATAAAAATCCAGACACTGAAGATATTGATAGCAATACTGAAGGACCATTTAATAATCAAGCCGGAACAAGTAATTACCCAACACCACCATACTATGATTGTGATTTTAAGTCACTCCTTGCGGCTGCTAGTGATCAAGACATTGAAGCTGATGTTGTTGCAAGAGCGTTAATTGATGTTAAAAGACTTTTTTCTGGTTATGATGTTGATAATGGTAGTGGAACATATGGTGTTGATAGTATTGAACCACAATTTGGAAATGATGGTATATTAAGAAAAGCACCACAACAATTTATTTTTGCGGCTGAAATTTACCCGTTTGTGGGGGTGCAAAAAAGATCTTGGGCATTCCCACTTACAGATCCATTCCCACAAAAATTAAATGATTTTAATACAAGAGATAAATTTTTTAGTAATGTTAATAAAATAAGAACAACTATAAACCCAACATTAAATTCTGGGTATTATGAAGACCAAGTTGTTGTAATTTTAGCAAATCCAGGAACAAAAGATACTATAGGTTTAGGTAATTTAATGTCATTTCAAGAATGTTCACTATCTAATTGTGGCCCTAATTTAACTGGTGCAACAATAAATCAATTTAACAATAATGCAATTACAGGAACAACATTAACAGGTACTACAACTGTAAATGTTACTTATGCCGCAACACCAACCTCAAATGCACCACAAGTACCTTTTATAATTAATGGAAATACATTACCAGATACATTTTTACAATACCCAATAGACATTGAATACTTCCAACTAATTGAAGGGTTTACTGTTGGTGATTTTACAAATCTCGCAGATTTTAATGATGGATCTCTGTTCCCTAAAGGGTATTTAAATCACGAGATTGTATTCCAATACTATTGTGGGGATCTTTTAGTACCACCAACAACTCACAATTTTAATTGTGGTGCTGCAATTGATTCATTATCAAACGCTGGAAATTATGAAGTTTTAATATTTGTTAGAGGAGTTGACCCAAACACACCAAAACAAACAGTTGAATATGATATATCTAGAATTTTAGGAAATTCATTCGGTACTAATGTAGTAACTGGTGAGTACTATATGAATATACCAATTCAAGGGGTTGGAGTTAAACCACAATCACATTTTACTCCGGATAATAGTAATACGAATTTATATTTTGATTCATATACATTTACAATTGGTAATGATTTTACACCATTTACATCAACTTTACCATATTATTATTTATCAACAGATGATGATTCTGTTGGGTCTCAATCTTATTCACCAAATCCAGGGTTTTTCCCACAAAGAGCATTACAATCATCAAATGGACATACTACAAATCCAAATACAAGACAATTACCATATAGTTCAGCTGAATATTTTGGTGGTGGGTCTTTTATCGCATCAAATGCATTTAATGTAAACCCAAATTACCCCGTACCATTAGATGTAAATGGATTCCAAAGTGACACCCCAGACATAGGTGCTGAAGGTAAATTACAAATTGGATACCCAGCGCAACAAGGAAATCCTAAACTTTACGGTTGTTATTCACCATCTTATATTAGACAATCATTAGCACCTATAAACTTCTCAAACAAAAATAAAATTGTAATGAGAAGTGATAGATTACCAACATCAACAAAAGTTGAATTTGGTGTTGAAAATACAACATCATATGCTTTACATCAAAATAATAATTTTACTTATTATTCCG